TTAAGTTCGTAGGGTCAAGTTACAACTAGTAAACACCGATGTCAACAAAAAAGTTACAGGCTGTAAATTTATTTTTTCAGTATGAGGAGTGTTTCAGGAAATGCAGGACAGCCGCGATTATCAGCAGGCCCAATAGATAGGAAACGGCCATTTTACGGAACACGGGAGCCTATTTTTTTTGCGATTGCCCCGGCATAAACACCGTAGGGCTCTAGGGTTCCTTTAACGACCGAATTAGCCCCGATTACGCAGCCCTTGCCTATAACCGAACCGGACAGGATTTTAGCCCCCGTGCCAATCCAGACATCTTCACCGATAATTGTCGGCTCTTTTCTATAGCCTTGAAGCCTTATGGGGTCTGAGCCTTTAAAATTATGATCCCCGGCCATTACAGACACGTGGGAGGCGATGCGGGTATCAGGCCCTATCGCCAGTCCTCCAAAACCATACAGGCATGTATAGCTGTTTATGTGGACCCTATCGGCTATTTTGATTGAACCGTGCTGAGCATCCAATATTGCATACGGGGCTATGAGGCAGCAATCACCGATTTCAATAGATCCCTTACCAGGGCAAAGAAGGGCTTTTCTGGCAATTTTGCAATGCTTCCCTTTATTGATACGGAAATTACCCATGGTTGTTTCTTGCGCTGTTGAAACAAAACCCTTGCATGTGAGAAGCGGATTTGTAAAGTGCTGAATAAATAATTCATGAAATCTATGGAACTGGCTTTTCGTTCTCTATATGTTCTGTGTACTGAGTCTGAATCAGGGAGAGAACATGGAACGGGCAAGGTTAATTTCCGCGCTGATATATTGGGTTTTTACCCTTAAAATCCTATCGCTTCGGCTTGCGCTTAGAGGGCGTTAATTTTCCCTTAATTGCTTCTATTTTCTGAGAAGCGTTTCGATGCGCCCGGATAAGCTCTAAATCTGTGCGGTCTTGATCTGACAAAACCGTTCCCCCGACAAGATCGGCCAAGGTAATTCCGAAGAAATCCAGAGCCGCGCTTATGGTTGTGCTGTTCCATGCCCTTTCGCCCTTTTCAAGAAAAAACAATAGGGTTTTGGAAATTCCCAATTTATCTGCCAGCTCGTCCTGAGACATCTCTTTTTCCGTCCGGCGTCTTTTTATATCGGCACCGATTACGGCATCCAGAGGCGTAGCACGGGGATTTATAGAATCTTTCTTCATTAGCCATATCCTTACAGACTGTGAATTAATGGCAACTGACAACCTGTAAACAAAAAGCTTGACGCAATCGTTTACAACTTGTAACTTAGTGCCATGACAGTAAAAGAATGGCGTGAAAGTAAAGGGTTAACCCAAGAGGCCGTCGCGAAAAAGATAAAGCGGACCAAGGGTTACGTATCGTTGCTGGAGAGAGGCGAAAGGACACCATCCTTTGCGGTTCTCAAGGCATACGAAAAGATTTCAAACGGCTGCATCACTGTAAGCAGCTTTCATTAACCCCCCATAACGAGGGGAACGGGTACTGGGAAATGAGTTCATTAGATTTTTTTACGCTCAATACGTTTGCAGATTTGCCAAAAGTCTTGGCAGGTGCGTGATGGTTAAGAAATCCAAAATTGACAATCTGAATATTGTTAAGCGCACATGGTTTCGCATTGAGGTAACTCAAACAGGCGAAGGGTATATAAGCGGGGCGCACGCAAGGAGCTTATGGTATGGCGCAGATTCGCAGATTCCTCTTTTTGAAGAAACAATATTCACTCTCAATACAGACAGTGACATGGGGGCCGATCTTGTATTGGACTTAATCCGTGAAATTGACAAGCGCAACAAAGAAAACGCCTCCCTAAAAGCCACAATCAAAGAATTTCAGGACGCCCAGAGAAAGATTATGGAGTCCAAATGAAAAGCGGCACATCCGAAATCCAGAAAAGAATGAAACAGCAGGTTCCCCGCAAGGACGAGCCTATGAAGGTCTGGATTGGAAAAGCCGCCAAGTTTTACAGAGTTGATTACACCACACTAGAGAACCTTTACTACCGTCCAAATCGTTCAATTCCGAACGATGTCTACCTCAAACTTACATCACTGCGTACTCCTAGCTTCAACCCCGAAGCGATAATCCAAGCTAACAAACGTGACCTTGAAGACCTCAAGGAATTTAAAAAACAAATCCGCAAAGAGATTTTAAATGAACTGGTTGGGACTTTCCAAAAACTTGTGGAGGCTGACGCTCGCTAATCTCGCCAGCATCGGTTTTCACATATCGAACGCACTCAAGGGAAACGCTGTAATTCGGCGTGTAGGGCTATGGCTCAGGGACAAAGCAACAGGACAATGGAGATTGCTCTAATGGTTCACAGCACCGGAACAGGAGCAGCCATGGCTCCGATAGAGATCAAGAAACTCCCGACGAAACCAGCGGAAGGCTACAACGATAACAAGATAGCGGAAGCCTTGAGTGGTTTTCATGGGTTAGGCGGCAATCGTCCATTTTGGACATGGAACGGTAAGCGATGAAGATCATTTTACCCCATCCCCCGAGAGAATTAAGACCGAACTCAAAGCACCACTGGGCTGTCAAAGCCAAGGCGGGAAAGAAGCACAAGGGCGAATGCTACATGCTGGCAAGAGTACGGAAGAAAGACGTTCCCAAGGATAAGGATTTATACATCAACCTTACATTTCATCCCCGGACAAATCACAAGATCGACCGGGACAATGCTCTAGCCTCAATGAAATGGGCTTTGGATGGGATTGCGGCGGCTTGGGATATGGACGATTCCAGGTTCATACCTTTTGTTGAAATCGGCTGTCCAAAGAAGGGCGGTCAGGTTGTGATGGAGGTAACTGCGAAATGATCCTCTACCTCACCATCGCAATCATAGCATGGCTGGCTCTGACAGCGGTTTATTTCATTAATGAGAGCAGGAAGGCGCACGAGGAAATAGACGAGCTTTGGCATTCTGGCCTCACTTGGCAGATTTACGCAGGGTATTTGCAAGAACAGCTCGACAAATACAAACGCCCAAGGGACAGCCACGGGAGATTCACAAAATGAAAATCGCAATCATTTTAACCATCACAGCAACGGTATTCTACTTTATCGGGCAATATTCACTGATTTTAGGGGTGATTGAATGAGCTTCAAGGGGCACAAATACCGTATCTATGTTGATAACAGATTTATTAAGGATGTTCTCTTTCTGGTCTCACTGAAACCTTGGCAACTCGATAACGTAGCCAAAGGTTATGCAGAGGAGCACGGAATAGGATGGACAGGCGTAAAGTTTATAAAGGTTCTAAACGGGGCAAGATGAGTTACTTTAAAATGCACCGTGGCTGGCAGGATTCAGATTGCTTTGGTAACGAGCAATACTCTGATCGCGACGCATGGGTATGGATGGTCGGGGAAGCCGAATGGAAAGACACAACAGTTAATATTTTAGGAAAACCTACGCCTCTCAAGCGCGGCCAGTTTTCCAGCTCCGTCAGGTTCATGGCAAAGAAGTTTTTATGGTCTACAGGACGGATACAGCGTTTTATCAAAAAATTAAAAAATTGGGGAATGATTGAGTCTGAAACGGATACAGGACAATTCATTATAACCATTTGCAATTATTCAAAATATCAAGGCGGCGACACAGCAGCGGATACACAGGTAGATACACTACCAGCCACACCACCGGATACGCACACGGATACAAACACTAAGAACTTAAAGAAAGAGAAGAAGGTAAAGAAAAGAGAGTGCGCTGACGCGCTTGTAAAACCTGAAAGCGTTTCTTTGGAAGTCTGGAGGGATTTTAAAAAGCAAAGGAAAACACCGTTAACACCGACAGCATTGGCAGGGATTGAGAAAGAAGCCCAGAAAGCGGGGTGGCCCCTAGAGCGGGCCTTGGCCCACGCGGTTGTGCGGGGCTGGCAGAGTTTTGAAGCAGACTGGGTAACAAAGGAAAATGGAAATGGACGAAATACAGAACGAAAACAAAAATATACAGCCGATGATGCGCTCCGTGACGTCATCGACGAAATCAGAGCAGATAGCCCATCTGGTCCGCCAGAGCTTTGCAATCCTGGACACCTACGGCAAATCACCGGAGGAGCTGAAATTTCTCATGCAGGCGATGATCGAAGACCTCCAGGATTACTCAGTCGAGGAAATTAACGCGGCCTTCAAAAAATGGCGGAAAACAAATTCAAAAATCCCCACGACAGCAAATATTTTAAAACTCCTGAAGGCAACCCAAATCGAGGAAAGCTCCGGCCTAAAAAAATGGGGAGAGTGGCAGGGCGATTGGCAAAGCTATCTTGAATACCTCGATAAAAACAATGCTCTATCGATAAATTTTATTCAGGTAGGCGGTGAATACAAACTTCGTCCGGGATACAGCCCACCATGGACAGAAAAGGATTTTAAATGACCCCCAAGGAGAGCGGCCATGAGTAAGCTTGAAGAAATTTTAAACCGTTATAAAACAGCAGATAGTTTTTGCGACAGAGACGGAACAAGCAGCCCGGAGGACGAAGCGGATTACAGCGAAATCCTCCGTGCGGCGAAAGCTTGGCAGACACTCCAATCAACCGGAATATTGCCTGAAGAGGCGCACTGTATTGTTGAGCAGTACAAACGCGGGGCCGTTGGCAAACTCGGGTCATTTCGGTATTCATCAGCTAGGATAATCGGAGCCTACACGATAGCCAAGGCGATTATTCAGGCAACCGAATACACAGAGAGCGACACCACAAAGGAACCTAAGACATGAGAATGGGGACGGCATTTTTTATTTTATTGCTTATGGTTTCCTGCGATCCGGAAAGCGTAGGTAAAATTTGTGCACAGGTGGTTTATGGATATAACAAAGAATTTAACCATCCCAACGACACGAAGGACGGAGAGCGACAATGAGATGCCTGTTCAAACCATGTGATTATAGTTTAATCATCGCAAGCAATAAGTCATTCGGGCATGAAACTGGTGGTAAAACGCTGCAATGCGCTAACTGTAGGCACACAAAATATTTCGGGCCAACATCAATTATAGTAAGTGGGTGTGTATTCTATGGCGACACGAAGGAGGCCGAGTGATGACAACATTTCATAAATGCGATTTTTGTGAGCCAGAGGAAGCTTCCCTAGTTACCCACGACCCTGAAGGCAAGAAAATATTAATCCACCACGTAGAAGCCGATATTCATATTTGTGAAAAATGCGTTAATACTTGTGTTGAAATTATAGCGGGAGCACGTGCGGCAAAACATAAAAAGCAAATGACCACCCAAACCAGAGAAGGGGATGAATAAGCGATGAATGATTCCATAATTGGCGCACCCAAAGAGGGGAAATGAGAGAAACCGTATCCATAGGCGTGACTATCGAGAGAATGCAGCACTCTCAAATCTCCATTGAAGCACGATCAGTCAACAAAGGCGGGATGGTTGTTTCATACGGGAATCGTGATTTAGAACACTGTCTACTTGATAAGCTTTTCAACAGAGGCTTACTCGGAAGCCCAAGGGACGCGCAGGAGAGGTATAACATGGGCTACCGCCTTAGGGACCTCTGGTACTCGTTCAACGAATCTGGAATAAACCTTGAGGAAATGGGGCAGGGGAGAAAGCTCTACGTGAGCGAAGGTGAGATAGGCGTAGGGAAGGATGCTTTAGAGGCGCAGTACCACGCAGTCATGAAAGCACTTCCGCAAAAGTACCGCCCGACAGTCAGAGCAGTATGTATCGATGATATTTTACTCCCGATTTATCAAATAAATGAATCACTTGATGGATTGTACGGCGCATTTTACCGCGTCGATCAAAAAAAGATTTGACACAACATTAGAAAATGCTATTCTTGGGTTGCGGTACTATGTCCGCATGACAACTACCGCATTGTAGCAGCTACACAGATAACCCCGTCTCCCCAGGCGGGGTTTTTCGTTTGCGCCCCAACCCGTGCGCAACAGCTCCCCCGGGTCATTACAGCCAAGCTGGATTCACTCGAATACCAGATATATGAACCCCCGCAATAGGCCCGGGGTGAGCGGAATTACACTCAGCTCAAAGACAATTGAGCAACGAAAACGGAACAGATGCGTACGAAAGAATGTTCCACGTGAAACAATACCAGAACACCAGTCCACTAAAGCGAAAGCGCGGGACGGAGGAACTATATGGAATCCAACAACTTAACCTGTATTAACAATGACTTTTAAACCCGGCGAGTCAGGCAACCCAAAGGGCAGGCCACAAGGCTCGCGTCAAAAGCTTTCTGAGAAATTCCTCAACGATCTGATCGAGGAATGGAAATCAACCGGAGTATCAATCCTCAAACAAGCAGCCGCAGATGATCCAATGAAATTCATTGAGATGATTGCTGGCTTGCTACCGAAAGAGGCCACACTGAATGTCAATGAAACACTTACCATCAAGTCCGCATCAATACAGGCGGTTGATGGATGGCTTGAAAGCATTAACGGAAGCCGAGTACAAAGCGACAGTCAGAACACTTTGCCGAACTGATTTATATTTCCTCCTAAGATTTATCCTCAATCGTCCCGATATTGAAAAGCAGTGGTTATTCGACCGTTGCAGGGAAGTCCAATCTAATCCTGATGGTTATTTAGATTTATGGGCACGGGAACACTATAAATCCACCATCATCACCTATGGTAAAACAATCCAAGATGTTCTCGCTACACACGGTGAAGACGCTCTTGGAGATGAGATAACAGTAGGCATATTCTCGCACACCAGACCTAATGCTAAGGGCTTCTTAAGGCAGATCAAGCGGGAGTTTGAAACCAACGAAGTTCTGAAAGACCTGTTTCCTGATATTTTGTGGTCTGACCCCCGCAAAGAAGCGGCAAAATGGTCAGAGGATGACGGGATAGTCGTTAAGCGTAAATCCAACCCCAAAGAACAGACAATCGAAGCTTGGGGGATTGTGGACGGCCAGCCCACCGGAAAGCACTTCAAGCTTCAGGTCTACGATGACGTTGTGGTGGCCGAGTCAGTCACTACTCCTGACATGATGTTTAAAACCATGTCGATGTTGGAGCTTTCGTACAATCTTGGAGCAGAGGGCGGATATAAGAGATTTATCGGCACACGCTATCACTTCAACGATGCGTATAAAACAATTACAGATCGCGGGACTGCAAAGACCAGAACTTACGCCGCAACGGATGATGGGACACCGGATGGTGAGCCAGTCCTTCTAACCAGAGAGCGTTTAGCCGAGAAGCGCAGGGATCAAGGCCCTTATACATTTGCCTGTCAGATGCTTCAAAATCCCGTGGCCGATGAGGCGCAAGGATTTAAAGTCGAATGGCTTAAACATTACAAGCCCAATGGTTTCGCAGGCATGAATGTTTACTTACTGTTCGATCCTGCAAGCGAGAAGAAAAAGACAAGTGATTACACAGCAGCCTTTGTTGTGGGTTTATGTTCTGACCAGAATGTAAGAATTTTGGATATTGTACGTGACAGGCTCAATCTTATAGAGCGCACGAATTTAGTATTTAAATGGCACAGGCTTTATAAGCCAAAACAAGTCCGGTACGAAAAATACGGTATGCAATCCGACATTGAGCATATCAAGGATGAGCAAAACAGACAGAATTACACCTTCCCGATTACTGAAGTTGGTGGGCAGACACCTAAGAACGACCGCATTAGACGGTTATTGCCTTACTTCGAGCAGGGCAGAATTCTATTACCTGAAAGCATCCACTACACCAACCACCAAAGATCAACGCGCGATCTCGTAAGAGACTTTATCGAGGAAGAATACAAAGCCTTCCCGGTCCCGATGCATGACGACATGCTGGATGTTTTAGCAAGATTATTTGAGCCGGATTTACCATTAATTTGGCCGCAGGAAAAACCGACACAGGCGATGCCTATCCCGATGAGGATTAACGGCTCGTACATGGGAGCCTAATGGACGATATAGTTAAATCCGCGCAAGATAAATGGAAGCGCGATCAATCCGCATGGTCTGACGTATACGATAAAGCCCGTGAAGACTTACACTTTCTCTCCGATGATCCATTCGCACAGTGGGATAAGGCTGATTACGACGCACGGACAACAACTGGACGTCCTGCGATCACGATTGACCAGTTAGGGCAGTTCGTTCACCAGGTCGCAAACGACATCCGCATGAATACTCCGACGATCAACGTCATTCCGGGGGATAAGGATTCCAGCATTGAAACGGCTGAAGTTCTTAAGGGGTTAATTAAGAATATCGAGTATGTCTCGAATGCTGATGATGTTTATGACACGGCGGCTTTGAATGCTGTTAAATCTTCCATAGGATTTATCCGTGTCGAGCATGATTATGAAGATGAAGACGGGGCTACGCCTAACCAGCAGCTTCTAATCAAACGTGTGACCAATCCTCTTGCCTGTATGATTGACAGCGATTCCGTCGAGTGTGACGGGAGAGACGCCAAACACGGGACGGTCATAGATAAAATACTGGTATCTGAATTTAAGAAAAAGCACCCTGATTTCGATCCGGTCTCGTTTGAGGGCGATCAGAAGAATACCCCCAAGGATGATGAGTACATCTCCATTGCCGAGCATTTTGTTCTGGTCGAGGAAGAAAAAGAATATGGATATTTAGACGACGGGACGCGGGAAGATTATAACAAGAAGAAGAAATACAAAACCCGCCGCACGGTCAAGAAAACCAGCGTCATGCGGTATAAGTTATCAGGACGTGACGTTTTAGAAGAAACCCGTTTCCCGGGTAAATATATTCCGTTAGTGCCTGTGTATGGCGAGGAACACTGGGTTGAGGGAAAACGTAATCTCTTCAGCCTGATCCGTAAGTCCAAGCAAGCCCAGAAGATGTATAACTACTGGAAGTCGCTTGAGACTGAACTCTTACAAAAAGCTCCCAAGGCCCCGATTATGGCAGCGGAGGGGCAGATTGAAGATTACGCCGAAGACTGGAAAAATCCAGATAAGGCCATGGCTCTTCGTTATAAGACGACGGATGCACAGGGTAATCCAGTTCAAGCACCGCAAAGGCTTGCCCCCCCTCCCATTCCGACAGGTGTTGTTAACGCCTCCCGTGAGGCCGTGGATGACATCAAAGCAACGATGGGAATTTACGGGCCTGCCTTGGGTCAGAGGTCTAACGAAACATCGGGAACGGCGATTAACGCCCGCAAGGTTGAGAGCGATGTAGCTACCTATCACTTTGGCGACAACCTTGTTAGGTCTATCACACACGTAGGCAGGATTATAGTCTGCGCTGCGGGCGAGATTTACGATACTGCAAGATTAATCCGGATCATCGGAGAAGAGGACGAGCCCAAGACTGTCGGAATTAACGGCATGAAGACCGAGGATCAGAAAGAAGAATTCGACCTGACCAAGGGTAAGTATGACGTGAAAGTCGTAACGGGAGCTTCGTTTACGACCCAAAGACAAGAGACTGTTGCCGCTCTTACACAGCTGTTCTCGAACAACCCTGAATTAATTCAAGTTTATGGGGACATATTCTTTAAGAACTCCGACTTTGCAGGCGCACAATCAATGGCAGAGAGAGCAAAGAAAATGGTCCCCCCGAATTTACTTGAGGATGACAAGACTGATCCTAAAGTTCAGGCTTTGGAAGCGCAGATTATGGAAGCGCAGGCTATTATGCAGTCCATGCAGGCAGAGGCCGCGCAGCTCAAAATGAAGCTTGAGAGCGAGGATGAAAGCAATCAATTGGAGCGTGAGAAAATGCAGATGGATTACGACCTGAAGATGAAAGAGCTTGAGATGAAGGGCATCGAGCTGGCCGAGAAACAAAGAGAAATGCATTTGGATGCCGGCATGGAATTAGAAAAAATGCGCCATGAAAACCAGACTTTAAGAATTCAAGCAAAAACACAAGTTCATCCGGAAGTTGCCATGTCTGATCCTGATCTGAATGACGGAGAAGTTACACCGATTTCACAGATGATGCAGCAAATGGGTCAAATGCTTTTACAAAGCCAGCAAATGATGCAGCAGGGGTTTGAGCAGTTAAGCCAACAGCAAGCCCAGGGCGATGCAGCTATTATTAACGCAGTCCAAGCCCCTCGTAAGACAGAAGTAATCAGAGATGAAGCTGGCAGGATTCAGGCAGGTGTGTCGAGTACTATTCAGTAAAATCTTCCTGTAGGAAGGCTTTCTTGATGTGTACGATCTTCCGTGCAGCATCATGGTCGATATACAGATCAATTTTATGATCTGTTAACTTGGTGCAGAAATAATAATCTTCTGGTAGGTAGAATTCCTTGCCTTCATGGTTATTAGCCCACCTGACCTCAAAATGCGGTCTGGGTATATTTTTTATCTTATCCATTTTGATTAAAGCAAAAGCCAAACCTGTTCGGGCGATTTGCTGAATGCCAGTTTTATCCTTTGAATGGATGTAAGAGCCGTCAAAATCCTCGGTTACAGGGATGCGATCAGCATTCACACAATTAGGCGCGATGAAATCCTTATCTCTGGACAAGAGAAGATCGAAGCACTCGTTCGTAAACTTCATATCATCATCAATGAAAAGAAGGTGTGTGTATCCGTCCTTAATCGCAAGATCAAGGCAATGCTGTCTTCCCCTCGAGAGATTGGAAGTCTGAAGCGGTAAAACCCGAACTTCCATGCCGAGTTTTCCTAGATGGAGAATGAGATTGATGAGGCTAAGACCGAAGTCTTTGTCCCAGTATCTGTTCGAGGGTATGGCGATAAGTAATTTCATAACATTTTATAGCGGATAACCATGGCCACTTTCAACACTTCGATTGTCGATAATGGCGATGATGGTAGGGAAGGGAGCTTTGGCTGGCAGGCAACCCCCGGTTCCGATTGGATAATCGTAGGAAACCCCGGTTCCTCCCAACATGGAGGATTCAGGTTTACTAATATAACAATCCCGCAGGGAGCGACGATTTCCAGCGCAGTAATTACTCTTAATCAGGCGCAGGATAGCGGCGCAGACGGCAGCGCAAATGCCGAATGGTTCGCATGGGATACGGATAATGCGGCTCAGTTTGTCAATGCAGGGGATATGCCGAGCAACGTCACACCGACAACGGCGAACACTACTTATACTCAATCTGCCACTACAAACCCAACCTTTGCGCTCGTAGACCACAATGTAACAAGCGTGGTTCAGGAGATTGTTAACCGTGCCGGATGGGCGTCAGGTAATTCAATCAATTTCATGGCTCTCAATCAAGAGAGCGTAGCGTTCATATTCGACAATATCGATGATTTTTCTACACCCGGCACGCCTATAGTAGCCGCCCTAGCGATCACTTATTCAGCAGGAGGCTCAACAGCCGTTCCCGTCTTCCTCAACCATTTAAGAACCCAAGGCATTGCATGACAATTTATCTTAGGCAGTCTACGGCCTCGCAAGAGGTGCCGTTGGGCTGTTTTGTCGATTCCACAGATGGGGATACAGAAGAAAGCGGACTGACGATTGCCAACACAGATATTAAGATCTGGAAGACAGGTGCAACGACCCTGGCAAGCAAAAACTCTGGCGGTGCTACCTATATATCAAATGGTGTTTATTACACTGTATTGGATGCGACGGATACGAACACACTCGGCTCGCTTGTTATTTACGTCCACGTATCGGGGGCTTTGGCCGTAAAGCTTGAATGCCTTGTCCTCTCAGCAGCAGTTTACGACGCCGTTGTAGGCACTGGCGACCTCCTTACAGCGCAGGCAGACGCACTTCTTAACCGAGACATGGCCACAGGAACAGATAGCGGTGGCCGCACAGTAAGAAATGCTCTGCGAGTATTAAGAAACAAAGTTTCAAGCGCAGCAGGGACTTTAACGGTTACCAAGGAAGATGACACGACTTCGGCTTGGACGGCATCCTTAACCACCGACGTAGCAGCCGAGCCTATCGTGGGCGTGGACCCCTCATAATGTTCGGCGTTACAGGCATACCAGAATTTAACTACGTCACCGGGAATGTTTTAACAACCCGGCCAGCCGCAGCTTACGGAACACAGATTACACCCGGAAATAATACATACGGCCTTTACACGGAAATTTTATCCGATACCGATGTTACAAGAGATTGCTACGGTATACTGGTTAACATTAATTCAATAACTGTTAGTACAGCAGCAACAGATTCCATAACGACCATAGGCATTGATACCTCGGGCGGGACTAGTTACATGGACTTTATTCCCCACTTGCTTTCATCGGCAGCCTCCACCTATACGACGCAATCAGGCGGACACTGGTATTACTTCCCAGTATTTATCCCTGCTGGGTCTGCGTTGGCGGCAAAAGGTTCTATTAACCGGGCAACAGTAGGAACACAAAGAGTTGCTGTGTGGTTGTATGGCGCACCATCAGACCCATCTTCTCTGAAGGTGGGGCAAGGTGTGGAGGCAATAGGAATCACGGCAGCCGCTTCAGCCGGAACCGCCGTAACGAGCGGCGGCGCGGCGGAGGGGACATGGACCTCCCTAGGATCAACAACAAAACAATGTTTTTCATGGAATTTTGGAATCGGTGTTAACGATGCCGGGATGAACTCTGGGATTTACCACGCCGATTTAAGCTATGGCGATGGGACGAACCAGAAAGTTATTGGTTTGGATAAATGGTACATGTCCTCTAATGCTGAAATTCTATCATCAGTAATATTCCCTGCACAATACTGTCATGTGCCTGTAGGGGGTACAATTTACGGCAGGCTTCAATTTAGCGGTACGGCATCAGCAGCATTGAGCATGGCGGCATACGGCGTTTACTGAGTTCTATTTAAAGGGATTTAGCAATGGCTGTCACTACATACAAATCATCAAATATGCAAGAAATCGCAGATATAGTACTTCATGCAAACGCTTACGGCATAACAATTTTAAATGTCACAAAGCCGAACGGTTTTTTCACGATAAGACTGCAAGACAATCTCCCGCCTATCGAAATAGGCCCACTTAATTTAGTTGAGGAATAATGGCTATAGCAGAACTTTACTCAGGCACAGAAGCGATTAGTACGACAGAGCATAGTCTTACCACCGACACAGCAGGCCCAGACACGGATACAACCGATGGGATCTTTCAGTTGTTTCTCGATGTGTCAGACATGGTTGCAGGCGATGAGCTGCAAATCAGATGCTATGAGAAGGTAAGATCGGGAGATACCCAAAGAATTGTCTGGCAAGCAACATTAGCGAATATCCAAACCAATCCTATTTACGTTACCCCGACTTTAATTCTGATGCATGGGTGGGATTTTACCCTAGATGCCATTGCAGGAACGATCACGGTTAACTGGTCGATTAGGCAGGTCGCATGAGTTGGTTATATCAACCTCTCTTACCGGGCGGCGCACAGATACAGTCCACACCTCCTACGGGAGGTTTTACGTCTCACTTCGGCTTTTGGTTTGGCGGTATGTCCTCCACCCCATCCTCAGGCTTTCAGCCTGCATGGGCCGCTAATGTAAATATAATTCTAGGAGCCGGAAATCCATGATTAAGAATACCGCAGGCCAAAAAATAGGCGGGCAGATGGTTTCCGCTACAGATGGCTCTGCTTTTACAAGTGCTGTTACAGTTTATGTGACTGGAGATGCGGGAGCACAAGCGCAAGGCTCTGTTGGTTCTGGTGCTTGTACTCACGAAGGCAACGGATACCATACTTATGCCCCTGCCCAAGCGGAAACAAATTATGATTTAGTCGCTTTTACGTTTGTCGGGACAGGAGCAATTCCGCAAACAGTCCAGGTCTACACGATAGCAGGCGATGCCTTTACACGATTAGGTGCGCCAGCAGGAGCTTCAGTCTCTGCCGATATTGCAGCGATCCAATCAGATACCAATGATATTCAAACACGTTTACCAGCGGCTTTAGTCTCAGGAAGAATCGACGCGAGCGTTGGAGCGATGGCAGCAGACACATTGACCTCTTCGGCACTCGCAGCAAGCGCAGTTACAGAGATTCAATCAGGTTTAGCGACCTCTGCCGCACTCGCCACTACCGATGGAAAAGTAGACGCTATTTTAGTTGATACTTCTGAAATTGGAGTAGCGGGAGCCGGGTTAACAAACATCAATCTTCCCAACCAGACAATGGATATTGTCGGAAATATAACTGGAAATCTTTCTGGGTCTGTCGGGTCTGTTACAGGTCTGACGGCTTCCGATGTTGGGGCGATCAAGACTAAAACCGACAGCCTGACATTCACGGTAGCGGGCCATGCTGACGTAAATTTACAATACGTCAACGATGTTGAGGTTACGGGAGACGGACAGCCCGGAACAGAATGGGGTCCGTAAGTGGCTTACAATACATGGGGTACTAGCTGGGGTACTAGCTGGAGTCTCTCATGGACGAGGGGCGCTACCCCAGATCCAGATCCCGGTTGGTTGGGCGGCGGCGCTAAAGATGCAGACTACCATAGGCGAAAGAAACAGCTTGAAGAACTGGATCGTATTGATGAGAACATACGAAAAGACAAGCTCAAACAAGCTGCGAAACTTCTATCTGAGACGGACAAAGAATTACCTGTTGAGATTCCTGAGATACGGAAGATCGACAAAGCGTACATCAAAGAGTTTAGACAACACCAATTAAACATTGAAGCCCTGAAGAAAGAAATTGCCTTACTCAGGGAATATATTTTAGCACAGCAAATCTTTGAAGAGAAAATGGCCCGTGAATTAGACGACGAGTCCGCGTTTTTGCTGATGCTCAATTAATCCGCAAGGATACGCCGTGCATTCCGCAGGCGTCATTTAAGGAAAATCTATGTCTACAGAAAGAACCGACGCGGTAATCGCGGACGCAACAATTCCTACTGAACAAGCCACTCCGGTAAGTGAAGAACCCAAAGTCGAAGGCGAGGCACAGCCCGTCAAGACTGAGGAAGACATTCCGTTTCCGAAGAAGGCAATCAACGCGCTTTCCCGGCGCGATAAACAAATCGGGAGATTGCGTGCCGAAGCGCAGCAATACAAAGCCGAACTTGAGAAACTTCAAGCTCAGGCGCAGCCTAAAGAAAATCAGCCCAAGAAATCAGACGGTCCTCAAGAGGATCAGTTTGATAATTACGGCGCTTACCTGAAAGCTGTGGCCCGCTATGAAGCGCGTCAGGAACTGGCACAAGGCCAACCTAAACAAGAACCCGTTGACATACAGGAACAGGTATGGATTGCAAAAAGGGAAGAGTATGTAGGCCAGCAGGCTACAGCCCTTCTCGAAACCAATCCTGAATACCAGCAAATCCTGACTGAAAACGCGGATATTCTTGATGCAATGCCCCCTCATGTAGAGCGGGCTTTCTTAGAGGCAGAGAACGCGCCATTGGCGTTTGTCGCTTTAGCCAACGAAGGAAAGCTTGAAGAGCTTCTTACCATGTCGCCAGCGAAAGCAGCGATGGAGATAGCAAAAGCAGAGATCAGGGGAGAGGCGATGGTTAAAGCCAAAAAAGTAACAAACGCTCCAACACCTCTTTCCGCAAATAAAGGATCGGGTCAGGTGGGCAAGTCGCTCGATGCCATGAGTGGAAAAGAACTCAACGAATGGCGGAAGAGTTAACCCAACATGCAATAAACCAAGGCCATCCGGGGCCTTTTTTGTTGCCTAAAACAAGGAACTAAAATGTCTAACACAATCAACAACGTCAAAGACGTTGGTACGGTCATTGCTAAAATGGCCGCTGGCATGCTGGCCGACAAGCTCCAGTTTGTCAAATCCATCGATAAAGAGCCTGCGTCCTCATTTGGACAAGTCAACGGCTACAATGTCGGTGATACTATCAACATCAACAAGCCTGCAAGATTTATCCCTTCTTCGACTGCCGACATCACATCCACGATTCAGGACGTTAAGGAAGAGAAAGTCTCTATGGCTCTGGACATCCGTTCGGTTGTCCCGATTGCCCTGACTTCGGCTGAGATCCAAAATACTCTCGCGCTGAAAGACTGGTCCAATCGCATTCTTGATCCTGCCGTGTCTTCAATCGCCCAAAACGTTGAAAGCACTGTAGCAATCAGAGCAAAGAACGGATTTACCAACTTTGCTGGTACTGCTGGCTCGACGAACTTCAACACGGCTACGATGCTTTCCGCTCGTACCGCTTTGATGAAATCGTTAGTTCCGCAGGACGGCAATCTTTTTGCATTGCTTGATTCTACGTCCATGGCTTCGGCTGTCGATAACAGAAAAGGTCTTTTCCAATCTTCGGAAGCGATCAAAAAGCAATATCAGGAAGGCTATGTCGGTTATGCTGACGGCTTCACATACCTTGAAAACAACCTTGTCCCCCGTCACACAAACGGCGCGGACGTCGCTTTCTCGGTAGAGGCCTCTGTTGTAACTATTGCGAACGGTATGTCCACGCTTGGCGTTGACGGAGTTACTTCCGGCGCGACGATCAAGGCGGGCACGAAGTTCACGATCCCGACCTGTTACAAAGTCCACCCGATCACGAAGGCAACTTTGCCGGAGCTTCAGGTGTTCACAGTAACCGCCGACGTTACCGAAGTTTCGGGTAACAGCGTTACGCTGGCAATCAGCCCGTCGATTTACTACACCACGACCGACCCACGCCAGAACGTTTCAGCCGCCCCGGTGGATGAAGACGCCTGTACGGTTGTGACTGGTCTTGCTTCGACGACCTATACGCACAACCTGTTCTATCACAAGCAGGCTTGCCGATTTGCTTCGGTTCCTCTGGTTAAGCCGGATGGATTGGATATGGCGGGTCAGGAAACGGTTGACGGTATCACGATCCGCGTTCTACGCGGTTTCGACATCAGAACCGACCAACTCATCATGCGCCTTGACTTCCTTGGCGGCTTCTCGGTCGTTCGTCCTGAATGGGGCGGCGTTATCACGTCTTAATGAAATACGGGGAGCCGGATTGTCTGGCTCCCTTTTTCTTTTTCAGGAGATTTTAAAATGTCTAAGAATACAGTTTTAACCGAGGGCGCTTTAGAAGCGGGTTCTCGTAAGATCATTAATGATAACTTTGCAGACTTTTCAAGATGCACAACCCAATTTGACGCAGTTACAGGAACGACTGGCGCGACGCTAACTAACGTTGTCGGCATGGTTACTGGTGTCCTTGAACCAGGAACCTACGAATTTGAGATCGATCTAGGGACGGTCGCTACTGCGAACTCCGGCCTCAAAGTCGGACTTAAATTTGGAACAGCTTCCATGCTTACCTCTATTGAATATGGTGCAATCCTCGGCGCAGCTGCGGGCATTGTTACCTCAAGAGGAACCACAGCAACAGATGCTATGTCGCTTGCCGCCTCAACGACAGCAATCCTGAAAGCCAGAATTACCGGGACTTGTGTTGTAGCACTTGCCGGGACCCTCCAGCTTCAAGCCGCTCAAAACGCAGCCCACGCAGATACCACAAGCGTCTTTGTCGGCTCGTTTATGAAATTCATCAAACGTGGATAGGTGAAATATGTCAGAACTCGCAACATATAACAAAGAAGGCCCACAAGCAGGTACGTATACGGTAGCGAATCTTCTCGCTGCCAACGTTCCGGAATCAATCACTGTTCCGGTCGATCAAAACGGCCTGAAGGCAAGATATGTTACCTTTGGTCGTGGAGCGACGACTGACGTATTTTTTGCTGCCCCGTTTAACGCGACAGATGGCGCAGATCGGGCGACTGGAGGTACGTTTGTTGATCTTGTAACCAATGGCGCCTTTGCCTCGGATACTGGCTGGACTAAAGGCACTGGATGGACAATTGCGGCAGGAGTGGCTACAGCCACGGGGGCTATTTCAACATCCCTTTCCCAAGCCGCAGCGGTAACTCTAATTCCGGGCTACTCCTACACAGTAACTTTTACCACGTCTTCCACTGCTGCTGGTTCGGTTGCCGTTTCTTTAGGAGGCGGCACGGCCGGAACATCGCGCTCAACGGACGGCACTTTTATCGAGACTATTGTCGCAGGAAACAGCGATAATATCATTAAATTTACCGGCTCTGGTTTTACAGGTAATATCGATAACGTCACTGTCACGCCATGGATTTTAGGAACGGGCTGGACTACAACTACTGTTGCGACCGCCACGGGTGCAATCTCAACCGCACTCAGTCAAACGGCAAACCCAAGATTTCCATTAAAAGAAGGTCAGGCTTATTACGTGACCTTTACCGCTACTCGTTCTGCTGGCTCTGTCACTGTGAATATCGGCGGTACTGCGGGTACTGCCAGATCATCGGCTGCGACATTCTCCGAGCTTATACTTGCTGGTTCTACTCAGGCTATCTCGTTCACGACATCCGGATTTACGGGAACTGTTGATGATGTGACAATTATCCCTGTCGTTTCTGTTCCTGTCGATGCTTCTTTGGGCGTTTCGGGTCCTGAAAATCCCACAGCACTTTTCCTTGGAAACAACAACGATGCATCGAGGATCAGTATTGTTTCAGCGGGGACCCCGACGATTACGACGAGCTTCTATAAATGACGACTGCTCTCGACATCATTACTAAAGCACTTCAGAAAAACGGGGTTCTCGTAAAATCGGAAACCCCGGCATCTGATGAAGCTGATGATGCTCTGGATACTTTAAATGCCATGATCTCAGCATGGTCGAATGACTCCATGTTTATCTATGCGAGGACTGAAGAAAACTTTCCCTTAGTTGCGGGGACGGCGACATACACAATCGGAACCTCCCAGACTTTTAATACCGCAAGGCCGATGGAGTTAATCAGTTCTTATGTAAGACAAGGGGTGACTGATTATAACCTGACAAAAATTCCTGACGAAACTTACTACGGTATTATTGATAAATCGACCCGAAGCATTCCGAGGTTTATCAACTTCACGAACGGATTTCCTACGGCAACTATAAAACTCTGGCCCGTTCCGGATACGACTTACACGATTTACCTTCTCACTGAAAAAGAGCTTTCCTCATTCACTTTAAATCAGACGGTGAGCCTGCCTCCGGGGTGGGAACAAGCTTTGATTTATAACCTTGCCGTTTTACTCGCCCCTGAATACGGCCAGCCTGTAGACCAATCAGTGACGGAAATTGCCGAGAGATCGATGGGCGCAATTAAGAGAACGATCATGAAAAACAGGTCGATGGATGCCAATCCGATCTCAATCAGGAAAAGCAACATCTATAATGGCGGGTTTGTGTGAAAATAGGTCTGGTTGGTCCCTCCTATCAGGAACGATCACTCCCATTCGACGCGCAAAGGTCTGTAAATCTCTTCCCTGTATTTGACGAGAACGGGAAAGAAGTCGCCGCCATGTACGGCACTCCTGGGTTAAGTCTTTTTTCTACCTGCGGTTCAGGTCCGGTCAGGGGTGCGTTTCATACCGCAAACGGGCGGGCTTTTGTGGTCTCAGGATCGGGACTTTATGAACTTGATAGCTTGGGAATGGCTACCCTTTTAGGGACGCTTAATTCTTCATCTTCTATTATCTCGATGGATGAAAACGGCCTTCAGTTAGCCATCTGTGACGGCTCTGATCTATATATTCTAACACTAGCTACGAATGCTTTTACCCAAGTTACGGATGCTGATCTTCCGGAATGCGGGCTTGTGACTTTTATCGATGGGTATTTTGTCGTTAACGAGATCGATACGGGAAAGTTTTTCATCTCTTCTCTTTATGACGGCTTAACATGGGATGCGCTTGATTTTGCCACGGCTGAGAGTTCGCCGGATAGTTTGAAGGGTTGTTATAACGCTGTAGGGCAACTCTGGTTAATGGGAGAGCATACCGGAGAAATCTGGACCAATACTGGGGATAGTGCTTTTCCCTTTCAAAGAATTGCCGGGGCAAAGATGGAAGTTGGCATTCTTGCCCCTCACACGGCGGAATCAATCGCCAACTCATTAATCTGGGTCGGACAAGACAAGATCGGTAAAGGCATTGTTTACAGGGCGCAAGGGTTTACTCCCAAAGCAATTTCAAATTCTGCGATTGAGAAAAGAATTCAGGAAGCCGGAAACGCTGAAAATATGCGCTCCTATACGTATCAGGAAGATGGGCATGTTTTCTACGTCCTGACGGGCGGAGGATTGGAAACTTCGCTCGTTTACGACCTGACGACAGAAGAATGGCATGAACGGGCATACTTAAATTCTCAAGGAAATTTTGAACAGCATCTTTCTTCCTGTTCGATATTTATCTTCGATAAGCAACTCGTAGGGGATAGAAGGAACGGGAAAATATACCAGATGTCCCTCGATTATTTCGATGATGCGGGTGATGCGATAGCAAGAGACAGAATTTACACCCACATAAGCAATGAAGGCAAAAGACTAAGATTTAACGCTCTTGAAATAGGGTTCGAGACTGGCGTGGGCCTTCAGTCGGGCCAAGGATCAAATCCTTTATGTTCGCTCAGAATATCGAAAGACGGGGCAAGAACATGGTCGGATTGGTTTACGTGTAGTATCGGAGCAGTTGGAAAATTTGTTACTAAGGTGGTATTCCGAAGACTTGGTGTTGCCGAGCAGATAACATTCTGGCTGAGAATTACTGAACCTGTAAAAGTTGCTATTACTGGAAGCTATTTAACATGAGCAGCGTCCAGCCGCCCCCGATTATCAACCCGGTTATTGATGAGAGCGGGATTGCTACTCTTCCATGGATACTTTTCTTTGGACAAATATTCAGCGGAGATACAGGAACATTCTGGACGCCGAGCTTTACGAACCTGACAACGGTCGGAACCCCGACAATAACAGGAAGATATTATAAAATAGGCTCTCTGGTTTATTTTTCTATCACTATAACCCCGTCTACGAGTACTTCATCTACAGCAGGCTCTACCTACGTCAATAACTTTCCATTAGATGTAATCACAGATGGGGCGTGTTTTGCAGTTTCCGGTCTGGTCGGGGGTCCGGTGGGGATGGTCGAAGCATCGACAAATAGAATTTACGTCCCCGACTGGTCAGCAGTAACAGTTCCATTGACGGTCATTGGTTTAGTCGAAGCCAGATGATCGAATTCAATTTTGTTCCATTTCATTTGGTAGCAGGTGAAATCGCTCCCAATGTCGCAAGGCATTACAGGGAGATGACTGACGGAGATGATTACGGTCCGCCGAATATAGATTGGGATACGTATATACAAGCTTCCGTGAACGGTCAGTGCATGACCGTAACAGCAAGAGATAATGGAAAGTTAATCGGGTACTCGGTTTATGTGATCGGAAATAACCCGAGATACAAACACATTATAGAAGCCGACAGCAACGGAATTTTCCTAGAAAAAGAATATCGCGGCAAGATCAACTTCTTCAAAGAAGCCGACAAGTTTTTAAAAAAAATAGCGCACGAAACGAACTACACGCTTTCAGACGAGAGGGTGGGGAAGATGCTTGAGCGCAACGGTTACAAATCCTCTTACAAAATATGGAGCATAAAGTATGGGTAGTAAGGCACTAAAGAAAATATCCGGCGTTGTTCTGCCTAATCTGGGAGCAGTAGGTGGTTTTGCAAATGGGCTTGTTCAAGGCGAGGGTCTAAAGGGGGCTTTAACCGGGGGTCTTAAAAGCGGTTTAAGTACTGCTGCGACAATCGCGGGCGCGAAACTTGCAGGATCAGGTTTCGGAAATTCATTGCTCGGTAATGTAGGAGCATCTAGTGGTGGAGTTAAGGGGGCCTTGTCTGGTGCGGGAAGCGGCCTTTCTTCGCTGACTTCTGCGGTAGGCGGGCTTAAAAACATCCTCTCTCCTGCATCGACTATTTTCAGCGGCATTCAGTCTTATAACACTGAAGACAAGATGAAAAAACAGCTTCAGGATGCCCAGAGACGATCAGAAGCAGCCCTGAATCCTTATGCTCAAGCCGGGAATGAGGCTAACTCTTCTCTTGCAGCGCGGCTTAATGCGGGCTTTGCCCCTGACGATCTAGCAAGCGACCCGGGCTATCAATTCCGTCTAGCAGAAGGACAGAAATCAATTAATAGAA